GTCGTTTGTCCATAAGTAAGAGCTAAACGCAACTATCCGCGCCTGAGTCAGACCAGCTACGACTACGTATAACAATGCCGATGATGCAAAAGCCTCCGTTACTCCTTTCATTGCCTTCAAATTCTCCATCATCGCTGCAAACAGTTCTCGACGCAAAGGGTCACGTCTGGCTATGTCCCATATCTCCTCGGGCCGGAGGTGCGTGTGGTGTTCTCCACTCACAGCAGCCCGGTCGAAGATGCCTGGTTCGACGCACTTGATTTCAGGTACAGTACGGGGTACTGTAGAAAAGAGCCTGCGTATCATCTGTGCCTTGTTATTTTTTGTGAAGTCATAGCCATCAACCTGCGAGTAAGCAGCAGACACGGCTTGACGTATTTCCGGTGGTAGCGTGTCAACGTTTGTATTTACGTCAAGATAATACAACCTTACATCTCCCAAACGTTGGCTATAAAGCCGCACAGACCCTTGACCTACGTTCAGCATAGTCAACCCGTACCAGGTGGAAGTATCATACTCTACGTGTACCAGCACATGTGTGGCTCTTGATCTTGTCACTACAGACAAGTATGCACCTCCGACAGCAACAAATACAGGAATGAATTTGCTTGACGCTGCCCGTAGAGACCTCGGTGCTCTACGCCCACCATTATGAGCCCTAGCGGCTTTAGGCAGCGACGGGTCAACGTTATATAACGTAACCTCGTCACCCGGGCTCGGACCTAAAGCCTGCGTGCGGGGCGATTCTAGTCTTCGCCCACATCTCGTGCATCTTGTATCTCTGGCTCTGGTGGGATCACCCCAGCCTGAACACGTTCGACAAATTGAAAATCCGCCTCACGTCTGTCGATGAAGCCACGAAGCTGTCTCAGGTGTTGACCAACCATTATACGGACTGTTGCAGGTGAGGTAAGCCCCCCGGTCGCACCGTATTCACAGATCATGTCGGCCTGTTCCCTCCGAGGGAGACTAACCATCTGAGAAGTTATTGAAAAGTTAAAGTCAACCGTCCCTCGGTAGAATTGAGCGTGTATGGGAGGGAGAGATATGAATCGGTTCTGCCGGGGTTCAAGACCTGTTACAGTAATTGTTTCACC